CATCACTGCGTTAGCCCGTCATCCTAAACAATCTTCAATCTGAAAAAACTATTAACTATCAAACTATAATTCTACCAACTTATTAACGATACAAAGGTAAGGATTTAAGGCTGTTTCGCAAAGGACCGACTTAAAAGGTGCGTTCCAAGCGTGTCAGGCGCAACACAATTGAGCATCAAGGTCCAACCAACCGAGGAGAGTTCTGTAGCGACAAAAGGAATCATCTCCGCCTTGTCGAGTTCGCCTCGAGATATCCAATCGAGTTCGCCTTCTTCAGCATCAGCAATCATCCAAGCGTGAATCTTAGCGAGCAGGCGAAGTGTCTGGTCAGAGGAAAGCATATATTCAGCAGCGTCAGCACGGTTCGGCATCTTGTTTGCCACGGTGATGGCGATACGCTGGGTTATCTGATAAGAGTTGCGTCCATCCGCTGACATATTCAGTTCGCCATAGTCAACGAACAGGAACGAGCCCACTAACTTATCGATAAGCTGCCTAAATTCATCGAATGACTGACCATAGACGTAGTTGGCTATCTCAGGGAGTCGCGACACATTGGGAAGTTTATCGAGAGACTCCGCAAGTTCGGTGTAACCAGGAAAGTCACTCGCACCATTGGTAAGTATAGCACGAACACCCTCTTTTGACGGATATTGTGCAAAATAGAGAAACTGATCTTTAATCATAATATCTTATCGATTACAGAGATAGGTAGCCCCACCTCCTCACTGATTTTTAATTTATCCCAGCCAAACCCCTTCATATCCTTAACCGCATCGATAGTCTTCTTGCGCAGCACCTTCAGATAAGTAAGTACGTTCATCTGCTCTATCTGTTTTGCGTTGCCAAGCCCCTCCTTGGAGAGGTCGTAGAGCGCATCAGAGGCATCGGTGGTGATAGGCTGCTTGGGTTTATGTGCGAACTTAGACAGCAGAGAGAATGAAGTTTTACTAAACAGATAGTTGTTAAATGCTTGAAAATTAAACGATATAGCCGTAAGCGTTTCGAGTGGAAGTTTAGCGAAAGCGTTAGCCAATTCGTGTGCACGCTCAGAATTGTACTCTTTCTCTGGATAATAGAGAATAGCTGCGAGCAGTGGCAACGACTCCTCACCTCGCTCGATAAGACCCTGCGCCTCGACATACTGAAGGGCAGTAAGCGAGCAGGTGAGCGTTCCAAAACTCGTCTCAATTCGATATCCAGGAAAGGAATGCCCATCGATCTGAACAGAAGGGATGAGTTGCGCACAGAAACAGAGGTCGATGACGTATTGATAATCGAGCCTGCGTAGCACACGTGCAAGTGGTATATTCAAGCGATAAGGGTCAATACGACGGCACAACTCGTAGGTATCCTCGTCGACACCATCCAAGACACTATTGTTATCAGGATAATTAATCTGAAACATAAATGTGAGTTGTTCAGAGATTGCGACGAGGTTAGCAATCTGTTCTTCTGAATGAAACTTGCGTTTATTCCAACCCATAATATCGCATAACCAGTTAATCCGAACCTCTCCTGCGGAGAGTTCCCCTGCTGCCATACGAAGGAAGTCGCCCACAAGTCGGGTATACTGACGGTCGTTCATCGCATCCCAACGGTTAGGAATGCGATGTATGTCGCCTTTATATACAAGTTCAATATCTTTCATTATGGCAACATTATGATATTATCATCAGCGTTATTGTACGCTGAATTAGAGCAGAAGTCAGAGACCGTTTCAGAGGAGAGCAGCGTATCAGCATTCGAGAGGAGTTCTTCCGCCTCACGATCGAGACGGTCGGCAAGTGCGAAAATGGCACTGGATTCATCCTTACCAGAGCGTGCAGCGTGACTATCATCGAAGAGGTTTCGAATCGTCGAAGGGAACTCGAGGATATCAAACCTACGGAGCGACTTTGCTATTGTCTTCTTTACCAAGGCAAGCAACAAGATAGGACGAATGCGCTCTCTATTGTCATCTGTAAGTTTCTCGAAGTAAACCGACATAACTTCATCGAGCGTTTCCTTTTGCAAAGGAACAGTTCTGAAGAAGTAAAGATAAGATGCATCGATAGGATAGATTGAATCCATCTGATCCATAGTCTTTATTTCGCAACGCTCCAAGATAGGGTAGTAAGGAGTCTTGCTCCACAACTCAGCGATTTCACCTTCGGTAGGTTCTGACAACAGTTGCACAAGCGTATCGATAGCGTTGCAATAGTTTTCCATATAAGAACGCTTCATCGCCTCCAGCTCATACTTATACACATTGACTTCGCCCTTCCTTCGATTAACACTATCAAAGATGATTTGAGTTGCCATGGTCATATTCGCCATAGCAGCACGCAGAGCTTCCATAAGAGGAGAGTCTTCTTTCTCTTTTAAAAGCTCATCGAACACCGCACGACTGATGATGATTTCAATACGCTTGCGAGCCGTAAGACCAGACGAACGCAAATCGTTCAGGTCCATATTAGTTTCCACTCCAGGCGCATAAAGACTGAAGGTGGAGAAGTTCTTGAAAATATCTACTAATACATTCTTCATGACTGCTGCTGATTTAATCTATCTTTCGGTGCGACGTCTTCCTGTCGCTGAGGAACCTCACGATAGAAGCCTATACGATAACCCTGTTTATAGAGTTCAGGGAAGTTCAATCGGAGAGCGAGATTAAACGGTTCTGCACATATCTCGTCCTCTGGTGTGAGTGACATTATATAGATAAGGTAGTTATAGTATGCGTCAGAACCTGACTTGCTGATAACACCATCCTTGCTAACTGCTGTTATAGATGCATCCAAACCAACGCTTGAGAGTAAGGCTTCTTCTGCTCGCTTATCGTAAGAAATTAAAGATTCGATATATTCCTTATACTTAAGGTCGATTGTTTCGATTCTCCATTGCTGCTCGTTTCCAGAACTGTCCATAAACGAAATAGAAGAGTAAGCCTTGCCCTGGTTATCAGCACCACTCAGATAGTCGCCTATCTTGCGAAGTTCCAATCGCATATACTCTACAAGTAACGATTCACGATATTCAGTACCGATGTTTATACCGTTATACTTAACTAACTCCTGCTTCTTGGATTTGCGAATCTTATTCTCTTCGCATAGATTCATCAGCTGATTGCGCTTGCTGGATACCCACGAAAAAGGAATGATGATATGTATCTTCGCTGCAAGTGAGTTACGCAGGAAGGAGTTAATATAGGAGGCTGTCTTATTGCTACCTTGAATATATGGACGTGCGCCCTGGTGTGTCTCGTTCACTCCATAGAACTCATCGACTGATTTCTCTCTGTGGTGTGACACGGCTGCAAAGAGATAGTTGTCAACTTCTGACAATGCGAACTTAGGGTATATCTTATAGTTACCCATGCCGTATGTCCAGCGTCCTACAGCTATATTGTTGAAGTCGCCATAATTAATCTGATCGTAGGCTACATCCTTACGAGTAGTAGCAAGACGGCAGTGCTTATTCTCCAATGGTTCAAGTCCAGCAACTGGCAACATACCTATACGCTTACCACGTGAGAACCGCCACTTAACGAAGTAATCACCGAACCAGTAGTAATTCTTGATACAGGTCTTAGCGAACTCCTGTGCGGATGTTTCCATACCACGCTCTTGCCATGAGTTCAACCACTCATCCCACGCAGGCAGTGCGGTGTACTCACGTCGCAGCTTACCACCTTCTACTGTCTGCATATAGGCGCATGGTCCGTTACCATAGAGCATCTTAATCTCCTTGCTATACAAGCGAGGTAGCAGACGGTTCTGCTTTATCTCCATCGTTACCTCTTCACACAGTGCGTTGTTCATACCACGCATACACACCTGATAACCATTCACACTCATCCACTGGTGTTCATGTAGGCAAGTCTGTCTACCCTGTGGTACGAGTAGCCCTGGGCTTGTCGATAGCTCTCTCCCTTCTCCAATCTGAAAGGAGAAGGTATTGCCGTCCATGACGTAGAGTCCAGCGTTGCCGTGCAGTTCAATACTATCTGTCATAACCAATTTATCTTATGTAGTTTATATCCGTCTTGTGGAAAGCCCATGTATCTGATGAGTATGCGATAGCACATCTTTGGGTTTCCCTCTTGGTCTTCGAAAAGAAAGAAGTTCTCGGCATCTACTTTAAAGCAGTCTTGTGGTAGTTGCGTACGGTACTTGCAATGTTCCTTGACTATCATCTTCTCGCCTGCCATACCCTGTGAGCGAGAGTAAGGGAAGAAGCAGATAGTGAAGTCACCTTGTGGTACTCTGCTTATCTCCCTTGCCCATTGCATTGCATCAATGCCGTTCAATTCAATTGTCTTCTCCATTACTTGCGAAATTACTAAAAATCGCTGTGGGAACAAAGGACGATTTTGCCCCTTACTGTCATATTTCCTAACTTTTGAAACGTTGCACCGCTTTTCCTCAACTCAGCGGTGCGTGGTGATTTCCGTCATTCGTTTATTTTTGATTTTGATTTTCAAAACGTAAACAGCTGAAACACAATAAAGTAAGTTTTTGACCTATGTAAATAGCCCCCGTTATTGTCGATTTTCAGACACATTTTATATTACGTTCGCTACAATATTAGCCGTTAAATAGTAAGATTTTCGGGTAAATCATCGGGATAACTGCTTAATTCCTTCTTGATTAGGTCGGAATAAAGACCGTATAAAAGGTAAATCATCGCACTTGGGAGCTGCGTTGTTAGTCCAGGTCTTCGCTTGAGTTCCTCCTTCTTCTCTGATGCTTTGTCGAGTTCTATTCTGCCGTTGGTTTTCTTCAACGGACTGACAAGAATAGCACTGCAAAGGTTAGGGCATTCGTTCTCATCTATTCGCACCTTCGGGAGCAAAGGAAGTTTCTCGCCAAAGAGCAACTGACAAAGGCGGAACTGCTGCCAGTGGTAGATAGTAGGAGCACCGTCATTGTAGAGGATAACTGAAAAGCCGTAACTCTCTAAGGCTGCCTTCATCGTCAGTGAGTCAGTAGTTATCTGCTCTAATTCCTCACGTGTCTTGTTACCAGCACGGTCAGGATAGAGATGTATAACCTTATTTACCGCATCAGTACCAAAGAAAGAATACACCTGCTGCGCAAGGTTCTGCTGGTCATCGGGTATGTAAGCCCAAAACTCCTTGATGATATCGAAGCGACTACCATACTCTTTCTTCTGTCCGACGATGAGCGATTGAAAGTTACCAGGATCGTAACCAATGTAGAGCGGTTCACGCTTATCGTAGTGGCGAAGATAGCGAGCGGTCAGGGTGAAGTGGTCCTTGAGGTTTAGTTTCAGTATCTGGTCATAGATATAGCTATCCTTGAACTGGTGTCGCTCGTGGTCGTAAGAGGTGAAGAACTTGTTAGTCACCTCTTTGTGACGAATAGCACAGATAGCGGTCAAGAACTCATCCATATCGAGCGTGTCGAGCTGGGTCTTGAAGAACTTAGGACCCAAGATGTCCTTATTGCAGAATGATGAAGCACGGATATAGTAGATTGCGTTCCTTCTCATATCCGCTAATCGTGGTTTCCATCGGGCAACAAAAGCGTTAAGACGTTCATTTTCCAGTCTGATTTTTTCCATCGTGACAGGGTTCTTCGTATTACGCAAATCCTGCTGAAGCATAAACTGCTTATAAAGCGACTGGTTAATGGCAAGCGACACACTGGCTATCTCCTCAATGAGTTGTCGGTCCATCTTGTTTTCGTATTCCTCGAACCAATCGTCTTCACCAAGGTCGACACGTGCGGTATCACTCACACCTGTCACGCCTTCATAGTAGGCAGAGCGACGGATGTCAGCTGAACCACCACGGAGAGAAGGGAAAAGGCGTGACTTTAGTTTCTCACCACTGTTATGTTTCATCTCCTCGACGAAAGCGTGGACGGCATTACGACCTGCGACACTTTCAGGCTGATCTGAAGATACTAATTGAAGGTGCGCACCATTGCGGAAGATGACTGAGTGCTTAGCGTAGGCAATAGGGTAGCGTGGTCGACGGAAGTGAGAGGGTAGCTTTGCTTCGCCCACCACGTAGTCGATGCCATATTCCAACATTGCTCGCTGCTTGCCATTCACGATGACAGGACGTGAGAACGATGCTTGGATGTTAGGCCAGACGTTCGTCATCAGAGCAACGTAAGTCTTATGCACGAGGAACGAAAGTTCACCAGGCATATCATTTGTTACACGGATAAGACGAGGAACGATAACGCCCTCAGTCTTACCCGTTGCACGAGCCCATTCAGCATAGAGCATATTTGGGTCTATGATGTTTGCCAACAGCTGAACACGGTTCATGTAATAGTGCTCAAAGTCAACTGTTGGCTGTTCGTTGTTTTGTGTCGTTAGTTCGTCAGTCATTTGGAATCTCCTCTACTATTTCAGCGTCTTGAATGTCAGCATCACGCAGCAGTCGTTTCTTCTCCTTCTGCTCGATAGGCAGCGAGTCGATAAGCGTAACATAAAAACCTTGATTGTGCTTTGCTGCAATGTCCTTGAGACTCTTCTTCGAGAAGCCAAGTTCCTCTGGACTTAACTCTGGAGAAATCAAGAAGAGAACTCCTAAGTCTCTATCTGCCTCTGCAATCTCAGAAGATCTACGACGACACTCAAGAGCAGCATCATAACACGACTTCATACCTTTATAGTCGCGATTAAGTGCGCAGAGCTTAGCAAGGTCTTCATATTTGTTTGCAAAATTGCTCTCCCAAACCTTTATAGGGACATTGCAGTCAACCTGAAAGTAGTTGATTGCCTGATAGATTCTCGCCATACAAGTGCGCTCTTCTATCTTTATTCGCTGCTCAGCGTTAATACGAAGTTTCAGCTTCTTAGCTGCTCTCGTAATATTACGCTCGTGTTCGAATATCTCAGCAGACCATTGTAGCTGTTGCAAGAATAGCTTAACATCTTGAGGTATGCCGTCACAATCTCCATTCGTCAAGAATGCAGATATTAGGTCAGGGTGGATGGAGTCTAACTTCTCAATTTCACTTTTCATATTCCAAAGAGTTTCATTCGTAGGTCTTTTTCTGCACGCTCATTCTTACGTTCCTCGAGTAAAGTAATAGAATCGTTATCTCCTTTCTCTGCCTTCTTAGCAAGTTCAGCGTCTATGTTATACTCTCCAAGTGCGAGACCTTGCTGGTAAGCTTCAAAATAAATATCACCAGGAAGAGTTATACGGTATAGCAATGCTTCTCGCTTAGCTTTCCTTAAAGCAAGTAGCTGACAAATACGTTCGGGGGTATAGTTTAACGCCCCGAACGTTCTGACTTGATTTACATATTCATCTGATAAACTCTCTTTTACTAATTCTGACATAGAATTATTTTTTTAGTGTCGTCTTCCGATAAGACTACGCCATCTCTCTCTAACAGAATAGGCTGCTGTGGAAACATAGACATAAATCTTCGTACAGTTGCCGACACATATTTAGGATCTATTTCCATTCCATACCCAATGCGGTCTGTCTGCTGGCACGCCATAATGGTTGAACCTGACCCAGAGAACACATCTACAACCACATCACCATTCTTCGTACTATTAGTAATAGGATACGCCATCAGCGCAATAGGTTTCATCGTCGGATGGATTCTGTTAGCTTTTGGTTTATCGAAATTCCAAATGGTAGTCTGCTTTCTGTCGGAGTTCCAAAAGTGAGCAGCACCAGGTTTCCAACCATAAAGGCAAGGTTCGTGCTGCCACTGATAATCTTGTCGACCCATTACAAGAGAATCCTTAACCCAAATGCAGCACTGTGCTATCTTGAAGCCTGCTTCTCGAATAGCCCTGCGGAAATTCTCACCTTCAGAGTCTGCGTGGAAGACGTAGAATGAACCTCCAGGCTTAACAATGGAAAACATCACATTAAACACAGACTGCAAGAAGCGAAGAAACAAGTCATTCTCCATAGAGTCGTTCTGTATGGTAAGTTTGCTATCTCCTCCACCTTCGTAATTGACATTATAAGGAGGATCAGTGAGAATCATATCAGCAACTCGTCCATTCATTAGTGCAACAATATCGCTCTTAGACCGACAATCTCCGCACATCAATCTATTATTTCCAAGTCTGAAAATATCACCAGGACGAGCAAACACTTCGTTATCCTCTTGTGGAAGAGTGTCGACAACATCTTCTTGAATATCAGCAGTATCACTTTCTGAGGCAAATAGTTTATCTGTACCGACAGAGAAATCGTTTTGTTTCACCTCATATCCAAGATTGAACTTAGCAAGGTCATCGCCACTGATATTATACTTGGTGAACAGGAGAGTGTCTGGATTCTTTTGAGCGAACTCTGAGTTATAAGCTGCAATTTCTTCGACAGCTTCCTTCTTATTAGATGCTTGGATTTCCTCGTAGGGAATCTCTGGGATTTTGAATCCATAGGAGCGAAGTCCAAGGAGGGCTTTGCGTCGCTGGTGTGCATCTATAATCCAAAGTTTACCTTCAGAATCTTTCCATACTTTGAATGAATACTTGAAACCTCGAGTGATGATGAGCATCTGAAGCTTCGATAGTTTGTCTGCATCAGGTTTTTTGAAATCTTCCTGAAGTTCGATAAAAGAGTCCAGCGGGGCAGTAGGCAAACCGCCCAAATTAAAAACTTTTATGCTATTTTCCATTGTAATTATTTATTTTGTTGTTCAAGAACCATTTTAAACAGTCGCTCTTTCTCTTGGTACTTTTGGAGGTTCCGCTTGTCAGCCTCTCTTTTCTCTTTACGATCCTTGCGCTTAACGAACGACTTATAACGCTTGATGTTGTCGAGAACATTCTTGTGCTGACGGAGGAACTCGGCTGGGTCAGTACGGAGCAACTTAATGAGTTGGGCTATCTCGGAGCGTCCGAAGAGTATCGGGTGTTTGCATAGGAACTTACCAGTATCGTTGAAAGATTGCAGCTCGGCAAATGCTTGAAGATTGCGGATGCGCAGTTCTGCCATTTCAGCAACAGCCTGTGCGGTGGGCTTTGTCTCCAGCAATTCGTCGAGCTGCTTCATCTTTCGCCAAGTGTTGATGCGGTCGTTATAGATGACAGTTGCCATCTGTACGTCCGCATCTGTAAGGTTTTCCCAGTCTATTTTCGGGTACTCTTCTTCTTTTTTTTTGGAGTTGCTTTCGCCTTCTCCTTCTTAGAAGAATCATCGCCACCCTCTCCTGTTGATGGGTTCTTGTCGCCTTCGCCACCGTCAGCGTCTGGGCTTTCATCTCCATTAGCGTTAGGTATCTCAGGGTTCTTGTTGCCATCTTTAGAAGAGTTGTTGGCGTTGTTATTATCATTATCCTCGTCGGCTGCTTGGGAAGCAAACTCACGTCGATTACGTACGATTTCGTCATGCTCGCAATGGTCGAGGAGAAGGAATAGTATCTCCTCGTGATTCTTCTCTGGCGAGAGGTCGAAGCGTGTGAAATCGGTAAGGTGAGGTGCTTTCTCGTGCAGCAGGGCAAGGTCGGCTTCCACAACAGTTGGGCTTACCAACTTGTGGAAATGCGTTAATTTCTCTTTTGCGCTGTACATATTGTAAAAGTAAAATGGTGAATAAGTCCCCTCCCGTGATGGGGAGGGGTTCGAAGTTAGGCTTCAGTTCTTGAGACCTCGACAAGTGTTGTGGTGTCAAGAACTCGGAAGGTGATTGATGCACCTGTCTTCGCAGTCCATGTAGCACCCTCCTCGAGTACGAAGGTAGAGCCGTCAGCGATGGTGGCAGCCTTATCGGTACCAGCACCAACAAGCGTGATGTATCTACTCTTGTCGCTCTTACTGAGACCGCTGACCGTAGCAATAGCAGCAGCTGCTGACGTTCCATTTGGAATCGTGTAAGTGTTGCTACCTGCTGTGATAGCTATATCTGTAGCGTCAGCATTGATTGCAGTAGCAGCAGTAACAGCTGGATTGCCAGTGTAAATCAGTGGAAGGTCGACAGAGCTGCGCTTAAAGGTCAGAGTGGTGTAACGACCATCCTTATCGTCCTTCGTCTCTGTGTTAGAGAGGATGATAGGACGCTCGAGTTCACCAACGATGTACCACTCCTTCTTCTTAATGTGCTTGTAAAGAGCGATAAACTTACCACCGCTGTACTCCTCAATGAAGTTATAAAGGTTTGCACGAGCTCCGCCCATTACCATTACAAGCTGATTTTCGCCTGTGGTAGTGATGTCGCCCTTCTCCGTGGTACCAGTGAAGGTTGGAATGTCGTGTGCCTCGAAGTAATGAGGAATCTCATTCGGTTTCAAAGGAACTGGCGCAACCTCACGGTTAGCGTTAGGTTGTGGAAACTCCTTTGTTCGGTCGATTTGGTCGAGTGCAATGAGATAAACGATGTAAGAGATAGCACTACCGTGTGTATCTCTATCAGACACATCGTCGACGTGACCAAGCAATGCCATAGAGGCGAAGGTGACACCTGAACCAGCAGCAGCACCGAGAGAGTGGTCAAGCAAGGCTGCTACGAGCATGAGAACTCCAAAAATCGCAAACGTAGCCATGAACATATTGCGTGACTGACGATTTGCGTAATTAAATCCTTTCATAGGATTATACGCACGATAGCGTTTCTGAATATTGGGCTTTTTCATTTCTATTTCTATTAATGATAATTATTGATTTAAGAAAGGAACTGAAGAGGTCAAGCCGTCCCGAGCTTTTAATTCCATCGACTTTCCTCTCAGTTCCTTAGTCATTCATCTATCGTCCACCTGGTACGTTAGGCTGCAACTCCTTGTTGATGGTGCGCTTGCCACCGACGCAACGCTCCAACTCACGGAACTTGTTATCAGCACCAAGGATAACCATGATGTAGTCGCCTACAGCTGTAGCGGTGAAGGCAGCCGTGATGCTGTCAAACTTACCAGACTGGGCAATCTTTGGCAACTTAGTTTTGTCACCACACTCGATGCAGTAAGCTACGCCAGCCTTCGCATTCTCGATGTCGGTGATAGTTGTCAGTGTTGTGGTACTGTCGGTGATCTGCCAGAACCCATTGTTACCATCCACCTTATCGGTGATAGTAGTAGCAAAGAGGTTGATGAAGATCTGCTGCCACTCGTAGTTGTTCTTATCCATCTCATCCTTAGTTGAGAAGCGACGACCTGTGAATGAAGCAGAAGTACCCTCTTTCCATGTACTCCAAGCACGGACCTGCTCCATGTTCTCTTGCATCTTCACAGAGAGCATCTCACCAGGAATAAACTCCAAGAACTGAATGTTACCTGGTTCGTGAAGCATCATGAATGGAGTCTGACCGAGATAAGGCAACCAAATGATGCGCATCGTAGTGTCTGGTACCACGCTCAATGCCCCCATAGGTCCAGCGAAGTCTGTGTCCTTACCATAGGTAGAACGAACGTTCTTAATCCACCATGCCTGATGGTTCTTGTTCAAGTAAATGAAGTGGTTGTCGAGGTCCATGTCCTCAGTGATTGAAGCACGAACGTCAGCAATGAACTCTTGAACAGAAGCGAGGAAACTTGCCTGTGTATAGGTGCGGTATGTACCATCATCGTGTGGCTTAATGTCGTACTGGTGAACATAGCGCAGCAAGGTGTAGAGAACACCAGTAGCAGCATTGAGGTAGCTACCAGCAACACCCTTATCAGGTTTCACATAGATACCACGCATACGGCGTTTGTTCTGCTCAACCTGTGCAGCACGCAGAGTATTGAGCAACTGGTACTCAATCATAGACCACTTGATAGGGTCAGAGCCTTCCTTGTTGAGGTAACCAATGTACTTACGCTCGATTTCTTTCATCGGACCCCATTCCATCTTAATCATGGCGTCGTCAACGTAACCATAGTGGTTCTCTATCTTCATACCGCCCTTGAAGACCTCACCAGACTGGTAAGCCTGTGAAACCTCATCGAAGAAGGCGTTGAATACGAGTCCACGATCTTGGTAGCCGTAAGCGACTGGGAAGAACTGGGTAAGGTCACGTACCTGTAGAACACGTGCGATGAGAGCATCCTGACGAAGTACAACGAACTGATCGCCAAGGCCTGCGTTGTCTACTCCATCGTAGTTCGTAGCGTAAGTTCCCTTTGCAAGTGCAGCTGCATCAAGCATCTTGTTCTGCTGAAGATACTGATAGCGGTGCTTGAGTGAATTAGCATAATTGCTAACCTCCTTATAGAAGGCAGCACCATCTACCTGTTCGTCAACCTCTGGCAGGGCAGCTGCTGCACGTGGGTTAGCTGCAATCTGATTCCAACGATTCTTCATTGAGAAGAAAGGATGCTCAACACCAAAGAGGTAATCAGCTGTGTTAGCGAAACCATTAACACTCAGAGGAATAGTATTCACTGTTTGCGCAGGAACATCAGGTGCAGGGTTTGAACCCATCGCCTGAATATCAGCACGCATACCCTTGATACCATCGAGGATTCCTTCAAGAGTAGCATTACTCTGAGGTGCAGAAGGCTCTGTGCCATTATTGTTAGCTGACGCAGAAGGTTCACCACCATTCAGAACAGCCTGAATGGTGTTCAGCATCTTCTGAAATTCCTCCGCCTGCTGAGCTGTCTGCTGAGCAGCTTGTTCGGAAGCAATGTCATCAGTAAGTGTACTCTGGTACTTCTTCTGATACTCTGCAACGATAGAATTGAACTCATCCTGTGACAGACTTTTGTCTTCAAACTTCTGTTTAAATCCAAGAAATTCGATGACACTCATTAGCTTTTCTTTTAAACTCATAAATAACTAAAAATTAAAATGATACATTTATATATTGTAAACGGCAGTTTTAAGTTTCTTAGCCTCAGTATATTCACGACCCATCGTAGCAGTTTCAACGATAGCTTCTACCATCGTCTTGCTACCATCTATCAGACCGAGTTCCACAGCCTGAGGAGTGTAGAAGGTTTCACCACGCAAGACAGGAGTATCGTCAGGAAGGTCAGCAATTTTACTACGCTGTGAACGAACCTCGCTTAAGAACTGTGCATTCATTGGGTCGAGTATATCTTTCACAAATTGCTCATCCTTACCCTTGCGAAGATCATCGAAGACCTTGTTCTTCAAGTCAGACTTAGTTGCTTTTGCTTCTACCTTCTTAATACCGAGCTTCGCAAAGTATTCTTCGAAGTCGTAGAAGCTGCACATAGTTCCTATGCAACCTACATAGTCATTCTGTGTCATAGCGTAGATACGTTGACCGTGGCATCCGATGTAATATCCAGCTGAGCAACACATCTGTTCATAGAAGGTGAGGATAGGTTTCTCGCAACTGCGTAGTGTTTCGCTCAAGCGGTCGAGGTACCACGCTTCACCACCTGGTGAATTGATGTGAAGGAAGTGACAAGAGATTTGCGGATTAGCTTCAGCAGCAAGCAGGTCTGATTGAAGCTGCTTACTTGAGAAGTAGTAATACGAATCGGAGATGACGGTACCGAATACACGATGATAAGCAATACTGTTATCAGGAAGTTGCTCATCACTGAACTCATCAGTAAGTGTAATAGGAGCGGTATTTTCTTGTTTCGTTATCTTCTGAATATCCAAGAGAGCAAGATGTGACTCGAGCTGATACCAACTATGGGTATTAAGGTAAGCAAGCATTTCATCTTTTGTCATGCTGAGCGCAGACTTCATTTCAGGTTTACCTGGTGCTTTACCACTGAGCGGAAAGGCTGTTAACATAGCCTGTCGAAATCCGTCAATAGTTATGAATAGAGGCTTCCCTGAGACAAGTAGAGACTGTAATTCTTTCATCAATATTCTTTTTGATGCGAATTTACTATATAATAAGGTGTAGGCAAAAGACCTACAGAAGGGGGTCTGTGAGCATTTTACACTTGATAACGAGGTTTGCGGAGTTCAAATTTGAAGATATCTGAACTCGAGCAGGAATATCTGATGTTCCGATGTTATGAGTTTTCCTATCAGATGTTTTGATTGTAACGATAGCACTTCTCTCTATTGCGAAGGTCCTGCGAGTCTCCCCGTCGGGTAAGTCTATAACTATGGTTTTATCGCAGTTCCAATAATTACCAGCTTCATTGTCAGTAAGTTGTGGTATATATGAGAAGGTATCTGCTATAAACTCATACACTTTCTTCTTTCCTTCTCTATTTGGATTTACAAGTCTCACTTGTACGGTGTTTAAAAACTCTAACATATTATAAAACATTTGAGTGACAAAAACGATAGTTTGGTATGTATTAAAAAATATTAAATACATGCAATTTTTTGATACTTACG